TGTTTATGTGGCGCCGCGTGTCAGGCCGGGGGCCGTATGCTGCGCAGGGCTTTGATCGCCTTGGCGAGTGCGTTGAGCGCCTCCTCTTTGTGGTCGCGGGCGGCGTCTGTGAGGGTGGGGAGGTCGTCAGCGAGCGCGAATGTGATGGCGGCGGCCTGGATGGTCAGGGCGGTGTGCTTGTGGGCGTCCATGTGATTCTCCTTCCGAGCTGATCAGTCTACACGCTGCTGGCGGCGCTGGTGGACGCGGGCGAGAGCGGCGGCGGCGAGCGGGGCGAGCTGGGTACGCGCACACTGCCGGCCGGGGTCCTTCTGGCAGGGGGTGCAGGGCAGGCCGGCGTACTTGTCTTTCATGGACCAGTCCCAGGGCTGCTCCCAGCAGTTGGGGCACTGGTAGGGGCCGGAGTAGCTGCGGGTCATCTTAGGATTCCTTTCCCGGGGCCGGGCGCGAGCGGCCCGACCCCGAAGTAAACTGCTGCCATCTCATCTACCGGGTTCACGCGCTTACGCTTTCAGCCTGCCTTACGGATCTTCTGGCCGCAGTACGAGCCGTCTGCGTCCTGGGCGGTGCAGTGCCAGCCGCCCCACTTGCTCTCCCGCATGGGCCGCGCGTGGACCGGGCACGGCGGGTTGCCGGCGTTGTCCAGGACACGAGGGCGGGGCGGGGCCGCCGACGGCGCCGCTGCCGGTGCGGCGGCCTGCTGGCTGACGAGGCCGGGGAAGAGACCGCCTGCCTCTGACAGGCGCTGGCGCCACTCCTCTACGGTGTCGGCCCGGATATGGATCTGCTGACGGACACCCAGCGGGCTGGTGAGGTCGGCGTCAAAGGCGAAATTACGATCGGCGTTAGACATGTGACTCCTTCCTGAGATGGCGGCGGGCGCACGGCGAGCCGGGCAAGCCGCAGATAAGACAGCGCGTGCGGCGCCAGCCGCACGTGCAGAACATGTGATGAGCGAGGCGGCGGGTGCAGGCGGGACAGGCGCGGTAGGCGGTCATGTGACCGTCCGGCAGTGGCGGCGGAGCACGGCGTAGCGGACGCCGCGCTGACCGCAGATCACGAACTTGTCGCGTCCCGTGAGCAGGACCAGGTATTTCCCACCCACGACCAGCTGAGTCCCGCAAGCACTTGACCACTTATCACCCAGGTAGCGGACGTAGGCGGCGGGCCGCCCGCCCGCGCCGCCCGGGTGCGAGACCCGGACGAACGTGCAGCGGTGGTGGGGGCAGGGGCAGAGCGGCCGGCCGAAGCGGCCGAAGGGGAAACCGGTGGGGGTGATGACCAGCGGCCAGGGGTGCCAAGCGCCGGCCATCACGCCACCATGTCCGCGTAGCCGGAGCCGAGGCAGTCCAGGCAGGCGCGCGGGCCCTTGTCCGTGTCCACAATACCGCCGATGCAGCGGGGGCAAGGGAGCGGGCCTGGCCGGGGCTGCCAGCCCGAGCCGGGGAGCCGAAAGTGAACGACCGCGCCGGGCTGACAGCAGCGGCAGAACCGGAACCCGCAGTGAGGACAGGTCTCCCAATCCGTCTCACTGGTGGGGCCCGCGAAACGGAGGGCGCAGCGGACGCAGCGGAGGATAAGCGAGGCGCGGCCGGCCGGCGGGTGGAGGGTGGGAAGGGGTAAACTGGTTGTGGCCATTAAGAAGCTCCTTTCTTGTGGCCTGCCCCCGGCGGCTGACACCGTGCGGGGGCCTTGCTTGTTTGACCCCTCTATTGTACCGCGGCCACACACGGATTACGAGTGGCGGATGACACTATTTTGCCCGGGTGGAGGCCGCTTTTTTGGGGTGCGGTAGACGGATTATGGGACGGAGCCGCGCTTATAGCGGCGGACCCCCAGGAGGGCGGGAGTTCTGGCGGTAGCCGCACTGCCCGGTTGCGCCCGATGTGCTGCGGCGGAAGACCCTGGTTTTTTGCCCCGCGCGGTTTTTGGGCACCCAAAAAGAGCAGCTATAGCCCCCGTTGAGTGAAAGTTTTTTCCCTTCCGGTTTTTACAAAAAAAGGAACTTAGATCAATCCCTTCCTTGCTTATTCACGCCTCTTGCGCCCGACCCCCCAGACCCCCCACGAGTAGAGCCAGAGACGCTTGGATGTGGTATGAGGCCGCTTGAAACGAATAGCGTTTGCGGGGGAACGAATCGGCGGCGCGGTTCGCGGTTGGTGTTTGGGCGACGGGGATTCGTTTTGGGGCCGCGCAGCGGCGCGTGCCGTGTGTGCCGCCACCCATTAAGCCGGGGGCCCATACTGAAAAACGGAATGACGCCCCGAACCAAGATGGGAGTGGGATTATGGGCCCCCGGCTTAAGGGTGGGGAGGGGCCGCTACTCGTTCCCTCCAATGACGGGGTGGCCTACCCTTCTGATGAGGCGGCTTAAACGCGACAGCGGCCCCTAGCGTCAGCGCTTCCATGAATAGTGAGACCTGAAAAGCGAGATTACTCTCGTCGGAGCCGTAGCGAAGCGGAGGCGAAGCAGGATGAGGCCTCTTAAGCGCTGCACCACCAATCGCGGCTAGGACAGCGGCGGGTTGCCGGCACAGGGTGTCGCGGCTAGGTGCGGCAGCGGCCCGGCTATCGGGTACCGGCAGGGGCGAAGCGATGCCCCCCGGCGAACCCTTAGTGAAGAGTCGCACTGAGGATGAGGGAGCCGGTGGGGCATCGCGAAGCCCTCGGCACGACCAATCGCGGTCGGGAGAGCGGCTGGTTGTCGGCACAGGGTGTCGCGGCTGGGAGCGGCAGCCGGCATTACCCCGCGCTGTTGTAAGTGGTGGCGCCAAGTGCGGGACGCGAGGCGGCGACCGGGGGGGGCGGGGTGGTGGTGGTGGCCCGGTGGCCGCCGGGTTTTGCTCGTGGGGCGCAGCGTGCGGCGACCGGTGGGGGTGGGGGTGGTGGCGGTCCGGTGGCCGCACGCGGACCCCCAAGGATGACGCTGGCTATCGGGTACCGGCAGGGGCGAAGCGATGCCCCCCGGCGGACCCTTAGTAAGAGGCCGCACTGAGGATGACGCAGCGGGGGGCATCGCGAAGCCCTCGGGCGATGAGGTTTCGTCGTTGAGGTGAGGGCGGGCGACCGATGAGTTATCGTCGTCTGCGGGCTGGTACTGGTACGCTCGCCGGCTTAAGCGGTGGGGCGCTGGTTGTTCGAAGCTGCTGGTTTTCTCTCCAAAGCCGTAGCAGCATCCGCATCAATCAGAGACAGCTCTTTGTCTACGTCGTCTACTTCGCCCAGCCTGGCGATGGCGGTACGACGGGCGGCGATCCCGCTGGTGAGCATGGTGGCTTCGTTGGCTATGGCCTGTGTGCGGTCCCCTGGTGTCGCGGGCTCCCAGTTGACGACGAGCTGGCCGGCGGTGGTGTGGTCCTGGCCGCCGAACTGAGCGAGGAGGGCGAGGGCCATCTCTGTCCGCCTGATGTAAGCGGCGGTGCGAATGAGGCGCTTGCGCTCGACCTTTTGTAGCAGTGGTTGGAGCTGTATCTGAAGGGCGACGCCGGAGAGGTCGCGGTCTGTGTCGCCGAACGCCGTCCGTGGCGTCTCGGCGAGGTCCTGCAGTGTGTTGCGCAGGAGATCGACGTAGCTCATGTGCAGCTGGACGCCGCCGCCGCTGAGCAGGTCGAGGAGGTAGGCCTTGGCCCCTTCGGGTATCTCCCATACTGCGCCGGGCTCGGCCCTGATGTCCTCGGCTTGCTGGACGTTTTCGAGTACCGTGATGGGGGCGCCGCTGACGGCGAGAATGCGGTCGATGCGGGTGACCTCGCGGTTGAGGGCGTCGCATGGTTCGCGGATCTCTTCGATATCACTGAGGCCGTACCAGCGCTTGGGCTGCGACTCGTTGGGGAAGATGACGAAGGGGACGAACCCGTAAGGGTTAGGGAGGGAGCTGGTCAGCTGGCCGTCGTGGTAGATGTCGAAGAGCTCGGCCGTCCAGTCCTCGGCTACTTCGACGGGCTTGGGGCCGTCGGCGAGGCGGTAGCGGTGGCATACGCGAGTGAAGGATGTGAGGTCGTGGGTTTCGGGCCAGGCGAAGAGGCCCTGTACGTCGGGCGCGGTGATACGGACGCGTGCGGCGAGCTGGTCCCAGGTGACCTTATAGGCGCCGTCGCCCAGTACCGCGGTATCGGTCTCGGTGTCGTAGTCGAGGCGATCGGCATGGTTTGCGGAGTGGATGGCCTCGATGGCCTGCTCGGCGGCGGCGGCGGCGGCGCTGGCGGCGGGGGTGTCGTCTGCGGGTTCGACGTTCACCGAGCGGCCCTGCATGGTGTAGGCGGTGAGCTTTCTGATGACGGCGCGGGCGTAGTTGAAGGTGAGCTTGGTGGCGTCGCGTCGACGGTTGCGCTGGCGGGGCCACTGCTCGCCGTTGTAGAAGTCGAGGTTCCGCTTGTAGGCGGCGGTGCGCTCGAGGTCGGTCTTGCGCAGCAGGTCGGGGAGCGGGGTTGTCACGAGGAAATCCTACCACGCGCGACGCCTGCGGGCGCGGTGCGCGCGGCCTCCAGGCAGAGGGCGGTTGAGGCTACGTAGTCGTCGTGGCCTTCGGTTGGCGGGACGAACCAGCGGACCATCCGGTTGGGCCGGTACTCGGCGCGGCAGCGGGTGAGCTCGTGGGTCATGCGCAGGTATTCGGGGGAGCCGTCGGCCTGCCAGAGGCGCAGGCGGCCGGTGGTGGCGGCGGCCTGTAGCTCATACCCGAGATGGGACTTGGACGCCTCGGTGAAGCGGTAGGTGAGGACCCGGGACTTACCGAGCTGCTTGGTTAGCAGGAGCGCGAGCGCTTCGCCCAGGGTGGTGGCGTCGACGGCGACGCGGGCGACGCCCCATACGGAGCCGAGCAGGGTAGCGATCTCGGCGTAGAGGCTGGCGTGTTCGGTGCCGGTGTATTCGTAGGCGGCGACGATATCGCATCTGGTGAGGGCCGCCGTGGTGCGGCTGAGGCGGCCTATGGTGACGACGGTTGAATCCCGGCCTCTGAGGATGGTGTTCTCGGGGTCTTCGCCGGCCACGTCGACGCCGGCGACGTACTGGTCGTTGGGGTCGGCGAGCGCCTGGCGGGGGTGGTCGCCGGAGAGGATGATGCTGAGCTGGGCGGGGGATAGCAGGCGTCCGGCGCCGGGGAGGGTGGTCAGCTCGTACTGCGTGAGGAAGAGCGGGTGATTGGGGCCGAGCCTGTCGCGCTCGGCGGTGACGTAGCGCGCGTAGGCGGGGACGTGCTCGGCGACGACGGTCCAGGGGACGTGGAAGTTACGCTCGGGGTGGGCGTCGGCGTTGGCGGCGATGGCCTGGGCCAGCAAGGTATCGTCGGTCCAGGCGGTCCCCCACATGACCACGGGGGCGTTGGTTGTGCTGGCCATCGGGCGGAAGTCCTTGTCGAACTTGGCGGCGTCGATGTCCTGGGCTTCATCGGCTTCGAGGAGGAGATCGGCGGTCAAGCCGATGACGTTGGCTTCCTTGCCTGCGGAGAGGAAGGCCCAGCGGGCTTTGACGAGATACAGGAAGTGGTCGCGGTCGCGGTAGAGGGTGGCGAGCCCGGCCTGGTCCATGAGCTTTCGCAGGCGGTCGCGGGAGATGTCGGCCTGGGGTTTGAGGGTGGGCGCGGCCTTGATGCCGGTCACGCGCCGGGTCTGGTAAGCGGCCATCAGGGCGCGCTCGACGTGGGCGCTGGTCTCGTTCTTGCCGGCCTGGCGGGCGAACATGACGGTGTAGGTGCCGCCGGTGTTGTTGATGGCGGCGGCGACGATGGCGCGGAAGGGCTCGACCTGGTAGGGACGGAGGGTCGTCACGCTTCCAGTTTAAGGCGGGGCGGGCCGGGGTGTGGCTCGGTCTGGAGCATGACGGTCCCGCCGCAGTGAGAACACTCGCCGCCGTGGGCGAGTTCGCTGGCGAGGACGACGACGGGGAGCCGGAGGCGGGGCCAGCCTCGGGTGTTGGCGATTTCTACGCGCTTGCGGCCGCAGTCGCCGCAGCGGGCGGCGAGGATGAGGACACAGCGCGCGGTCATCCGGCGGCCTTCTCGAGGAGCTGTACGACGGGGGAGTAGCGGTGGTGGCGCTCGATTACGTCGGACATCTCGAGCTCGGCATAGATGCGGGTCGTGGCGATATCGGCGTGGCCCATGATGCGCTGCAGGCTGAACACGTCGCCGCCTGCTCGCAGGTAGAGGCGGGCGAACGTGTGGCGGAGGATGTGGCAAGAGCCGCGGGTGATACCGGCGCGGCGGAGACAGCGGCGTACCGCCTGCTGCATACCGTTGAGGGCCAGCGGGCCTTTGCGCCCGCGCCAGGGCAGGTCGATGCCGAGCATGGCCCAGCGGGTGTATGTGCTGTAGGGTACCTCGCGCTCGCCGACCTTACCGTCGACGGTGAGGACCTCGGCGCCGATGCGGGCCCAGGTCAGGGAGTGGGCTTCGCCGATGCGCAGGCCGGTGTCGAGCAGGAGTGTGAGTAGTGCCTTGTCGCGGCCGCTGCGGGCGGCGGCCATGACGTTGAGTAGCTCGCGTTCGGAGAGAGAGGGCGGGATTCTTCGGCGGCGAAAGGGCCGTTCGATGGCGAGCATGGGGTTGGCGACGGTGTAGCGGGTGGCGGTCCAGTGGTAGAAGGTGCGGAGGGCGCGCCAGTAGGCGAAGCGGGTTTCGTCGCTGACCTGGTGCAGCTCGGCTAGGAAGGTTTCGAGGTCGCCCGGCGCCGCCGGCAGAGAGATTTGCCGGCGGGCCAGGGCGTTGAGTATGGTGGCGTACCAGGTGAGCGTCTTCTGCCTGCAACCACGGGCTCGGCGGGCGAGTAGGAAGGCGGTCACGGCGATCTGTGTGTCGATGGTCTGCCCCTAGAAGGGACGTGGGGGTTGGTGCCGTCGTTACGGTAGGCGTCGACGGCGAGCCGGATTCCGCGTAGGAAACATTCGCAACGGGCGTTATCGCGGTCGAAGCAGCGGCGGCAGGTGGAGCAGGTGCAGCCGTGCGGGCGGGTGGGGTCGCGCTCTTCGCGCAGTTCGTCCTCGCTCGGGTAGCGTTCGTCGATCATGGGCGTGGGCGGGGTGTGGCGCGGGGGTGGGCGGCAAGGTAGGGCAGGCGAAGGAAGCGAAGGTCTCCGCTGGCGTAGAGCATTTCGAGCAGGGCCTGGGTTTCGGAGGGGGCGGGGAGCCGGAGGGTGAAGGTGTTCACGGGTGGACCTCGGCGAGTTCGCGCAGGAGTTTGTCGCAGCGCTCCTCGGCTTCGCGCAGCTCGTCGGCGCCGCGAAGGAAGGCGGCGTGTCGTTCGGCGATGCGCTGCTTGAAGGCGTGGAGCTGGTGGGCGAGTGTCTGGAGATCGTCCCAGATGTGGTCATTGGATGGGACGTCGCGGTTGGGGGGTGCGAGGTGAGGGGGGGCTTGGTGCGTGTTGGCGTCCCGCAGCCTGCGTTTGTCGATGGCGTCGGGGTTCATCCGGCCCGCTCCTCGGCGGTGTCGAGCAACCAGCGGATAAAGCGGCCGGGGTGCTTGACGCCTTCTTCGGTCGCTGCCATTTCGATGGCCCAGGCGACGTTATCGAAACCGTGGGCGATGATGAACTGCCGCGCCCCGCGGAACTTGTACTGATCGCGGAGCGCGTTGGCGAGTATGGTCTCGTCGGGCGTGAGCTCTCGCGCGCGAGTGGTGGTGGTGGTGTGGTGGTGGTGTGGTGGTGTGTGTGGTAGCTGCAGCTGGGGCGCGCGAATATCGAGTACGTCGGGTGGCAGTAGCTTACGAGCGGGTCGGGCCAATTCGGGGGTCCTCCTTCGATATGTGATTTGCTAGCGACAGGAGCATACACCCGCCCGCGTCTGCGGTGTCAATAGGTGGATTTGTTGAGAAGCTAGCGGCGGCGGCGGCGGCTAGCCCACAGGCGTTCGGCGCCGATGATCGCGGCGAGGCTCAGCGCCGCGCCGGCGAGAAGGAGTGCGAGTGCAATGATTCCGTCCATTTTGTAAGAAGAGGGTGGGGCGGGTTCGAAAGTGTGCTAGCAAATCCGAAGGAGCCCGCCCCACCAGGAGTCGTCGATATTGTAGCGGTTGCCTGCCCGCTTTGTCGCTTTCTGGAGCGGGAGACGGGGTTCGAACCCGTGACCCTCTGCTTGGGAAGCAGAGTGCTTTCGGCGATTGACAACGTATCCGGTACCGTGTAAAGATTCGAGCGAAATGGCTGACGAACCGACAGCCCCTCCTGCGTCTGGCGTTGAGGATCCCGGGGGTTCTCCTTCCCCCGGGGATTCTCCTTCCGTTGAGCTGGAGACGGCGCGGGCCGAGCTGGCGGCGGCGCGGGCGGAGGCCGAGGCGAACTTCGCGGCGGCGCGTGACGCGCTGAAGGCGGCGAACCCTGGCCTGCCGGAGGCGGCGTTTGAGGGCGAGAGCCTGGCGGTCGTGGCCGAGCGCGTGATTCTCGCCAAGGACGCAGCGGCGACGGCGTCGGAAGCGGCGCGGAATGCTGCTGCGGCGCAGGTGCCGGCTGGCGGCGGGACTGTACGGCAGGCGCCGGCGGGTCCGCCTGATGGGACGCGAGGTCTGGATCGGATACGTTTCGGTCTGGGGAATGCGGAGAAGTAGATGGCGCTGACGCTGGCCGAAGCGGACAAGTACAGTACGAACCAGGTCCTCGTGGGCGTGGCGGAAATTTCGATGGATCAGAACCCGTTGCTGGGGCTGATGCCGTTCACGCCGGTGCGGGGGAATGCCCTACAGTATCAGCGCGAGCTGGCGGCGGCGGCGCCGACGTACATTGCGCCGGGGGGCACGGTGACAGAGGCGACGCCGACAACGACGCTCGTTACGACGGCGCTGAAGATTCTCATCGGCGACGCCGATATCGACAAGTTCCTGAGGATCACGCGCTCGAAAGACCAGGACCTGCAGGCGGAGCTGATGGCGATGAAAGCGCGCAACTTCGCCGATACCTGGGGCGACAGCGCGATCTACGGTTCGATCGATGCGGCGGCGGAGCAGTTCGACGGGCTGCACGAGATTCTCGCTGATGACCTGGCGGCCGCGCAGACGATCAACATCTCGGCGGACGCGACGCCTGACGCGGCCTCGTTCACGTTCCTGGATACTTTGCTCGATGTGGTGCGTCCGCGTGCGGATGTGCTGCTGATGACGCGGCGCAGCCGGCGCGGGATCCAGAAGCTGGCGCGGTCTCAGGGCTGGGACCTGGCGCTGAGCCAGGTGCAGGGGATCAACAAGCCGGTGATGATGTACGGCGACGTGCCGATCTTGATCTGTGACTTCATCACGGACACGGAGACGCTGACGGCGGGCGGGTTGTTCAGTTCTAAGACCGGCAGCACGGGCAGTTCGATCTTCGCCTGCCGGCTGGGTGAGGATGGGTTGCAAGGCATCAGTGCCGACGACCCGAACGCGGCCGACGACCTGGAGCGGATCATCCAGCTCGAGGACATCGGGACGCTGGAGACGAAAGACGCGAACCGGATACGGCTGAAGCACTACGGTGCGATGATCTGTAAGGCTGGGCAGGCCATCGGGCGGCTGACCGGCATCGGCGCCGCTGACTGGACAAACTAGCTTGGCGGGCGTCTTCTGCCCGCGCTGCCTGTGCAAGGTCCTCCTGGAGCAGGACGGCCAGAGCTGCAGCAACTGCGGGCGTAAGCTCGTGATCGCGGCGCCGGCGGCGCCGGAGCGAAAGCCGCCGGCGGGCAGGCTGGTCCGGCCGCGTAAGCGCAAGCCGAAGGCGTAGCTCGTGCCGACGCTGTCGGACATCCGGGCCCGTTTGCGGCTCGACCTGGACGACGGGGCGAGCGCGATCTGGGCGGACGCGGACCTTGACCGCCATATCTCTCGTGCGCTGCGTGAACTGTCCGCGAAACTACCGCAGCAGAAGAAGTCGACGCTGGTTACGACGCCGGGTTCGCGCGATCTCGCGCTGACAACGCTTACGGATCGGATCGAGATCGAGGCGGTCGAGTATCCCACGCTTAACTACCCTCAGACTTTCGTCCGCTTCTCGGTGTGGGTGGCGACGTTGACGCTGCTTATCGATGGGGTGCCGGGTACTGAGAACGTGTTCGTCTACTGGACGGCGCAGCATGTGCTTGACGGATCGGGCACTACGCTACCGTCGGCGGAAGAGGAGCTGCTGGCGCTGGGGGCGGCGGGCTACGCGCTGATGCAGCAGGCAGCGTCGGGTGTGAACACGTTGAATACCGGTGGGGCGAACGTTGACCGCGATTACGGGTCACAGGGGCGAGAGGCGCTGCGGGAGTTCCGCCGGGAGTTGCAGCGGCGGCGGGGCATCCGGCGCCGGGAGCTGTACGAGCCGGCGGAGCCGCTGCCGTCGCAGTCGACCGACCCGGGGCCGTGACGTGCGATCGCTCGCGGCGGCGCTGACCGCGGCGCAGCGGTCTACCGGCCGGCGCCCCTATCTCAAGGTGGTGATCAGAGACCGGTTTGCCGGCATCAAGCGGCTGCGGCCCGTGACCTGGGCGGACTTTGGCGGGGCGGACCTGCCGCACGGGGCGGCCTGCGCCGGGGACGGCAGTCTGACGCGGATCGTGGTCGACGCGGGGAACGCTCTGCGGTCGCACCGGGTCGCCGTGCCGTCGGCGGGCAGTGGCTGGGGCGACGTGCCTGCGTTGCAGCGCTCGGCGTCGCGCCTGTGCGCGATCGCGTTCTCCGGCGCGAACGGCATCATGATCGCGACCGACAACGTGACGCCTGCTCAGGTGCACTTCGCTACGAGTGCGGACAGCGGCGCCACGTGGTCGGCCTGGGCGCTGGCCTTCACGCATAGCTTGACCGTTACGTCTATCGCTGTGGCTCTGACGGGTACGACGGCGTGCGTGATCGTGAATAACGGTAGCGAGCTGATGGCGTATAAGCGGACTGGTGGCGTCTGGGGCGCGGGCGTGAGTTCGACCGGGGCTGTGATGCTGGTGACTGGAGTCGCCGTGTGGCACTCCGGCGACTGGAATGTGATCTGGACGGGGACGCCGACGGGCGGCGGGAGCCGGTTGGCTTCGCGCATTTTCGGGGATGGGTTCAGCCAGGGGGTGAACACGTGGAGCTCCTCGCGGACGATCGTGGAGAGCGCGCCCGGGACGGGGGTTTTCTATTCGGCGCCGTACCTGGCGCAGCCGGACGTTTTCCGGTTGACGTACCGGGAACAGTTCACTGGTACCGGCGCCTATGATCGGACCGGTCACAGCCTATCGCCTTCGACGGCGGATTTCGCCAGCAACCTGTGGGCGGAGCCGCGCCCGTTGGATCGGACGAGCGGGTATGGGCTGGCGATCGCGTTTAACGCGTCTTATGTGTTTGTCACGTCGCAGCTGAAATACGTGGGGGCGTCGGCGACGGCCGATGGGGCGTTGGACGTGACGGCGGACGTGGTGGCCGCGCGGCTGATAGACAGGCCCTACAGCGGCGTCCTGGGGACGGTGGACCTGGACAATAGCGACGGGGCGTATACGGGGCTGGCGCTGCTGACCGAAGGGGTAGAGGTCAGGGTATCGCCGGGTTACTACGACGCTAACAACAACGCGCTGAAGTCGGACGGTCCGGCCTACTGGGTGGGGGACATAGAGTACGACAGCGGCGTCCAGCCGCCGGTCTGCCGGCTGCATCTGGGCTCGGTGTGGGCGTGGCTGGCGCGGTTTACGCTGGCGCGGGCGCTGCAGCATGCGGCGGGGACGAAGAGTCTGTTTGCGATCGCCCAGGACCTGCTCGCGCGGGTGGGCCCGTTCGAGTTCGCCAGCTCGGGATCCTCGGCGGCGATGGCGAACCTGTTACCGAGCGTGGCGGTGCCGCCGGGGGTGACGGGCGCGGCGGCGCTGGGGCGTCTGAATCAGCGCAGTGACGACGTGCTCTATCACCGGGGCGAGTTCGTCTTCGCCAATCAGGCGTTGCCGGCGGACGGCGCCGACGAAACCTACCGTTATCCCCATGCGCCCGCGACGGCCCACCCGGTAACGGGGGCGAGGGTGAAGCGCGGGGCGCGCCGGCACAACCATGTGCGGGTGCTGGGTGGGGCGACGGGGACGACCGTCGGTGAGTCGCTCGACTATGAGGAGATCCTGAACTACTATGCCGGGCCGCTGCTGATCGCCGACCGGGAGCTGACGGCGGCGGCGGACGCGGTGGCGCGGGCGAGCGCCGCCGCGCGGGAGATCGAGGTAGAGAGCCGGCGCGATATGCTGACGGCGCCGGTGCATTGCGGCCTGGAGGTGAACGACGTGATCGACCTGCAGGACAGCCGGGTAGGGGGCGCGGCGCGGAAGGCGCGCGTGCGGGCGCTGATGCTGCGCTATCAGCGTGGGCGCTCGCCGACCTATGAGCACTTGATCGAGCTGGGGGAGCCGTGAGCGAGTTCCTGCGCTGCGTGATACGGGCGTATGACGGCGCCACGCATAGAGCTGACGTGCAGCCGGTGGCGTCGCTGGCGACGCGGATAACGGCGCTGCCGGTGGCCACGAATATACCGGCGGCGGCGGTGGTGGCGGGCCGGGAATGTGCGGTGTTGCTCTTCACTGAGGACAATCCTGCGGATGGTGTGGTGGTATCCGTGCACGGCACAGCGGCGTTGGGGGGGGCGGCGCCGGCGGACGCGCGTTACTTCACGCTGGGGCTTAATGCGGGGCTGACGAATGAGGTCAGCGTCGACGAGGCCGACGAAACCACGATACCGGCGGGCAAGGACCTTCATTACAAGTGGCTGGATGACGGGGGAGAGCGCCTCTTCCGGATCGGCAATGAGTACGCCGGTACTGGCGTATTGCGCGTGCTCTTCGAAGCCGGGGACACGGTGACGTTTGAGCTTTTCACGTCAGGCCAGGCTCATCCGAAGTTGCAGTTTGACGATCAGGGGTTCGGATATGGCTCGGGTGCCGCGCCGGCTGACACAAGGATACAGCGCGTGGCCGCCGGCCAGCTGGGCGTGAATACCGGTGTGTTGCGGCTGTCGAAGCTGTTTGTGTTGCCGTCGCCGCAAGCGATCACGGCGGCAACGAACACGATCGCTAGTAATGGGTACATGCGGCTGACGGCGAACGCGAGCTATACGATGACGAGCACGCCGACTATCGCGAACGGGCTGGACGGGGAGATCGTGATCCTGGTAAATGCGGACACGGTGGACACGATCACGCTGCAGGACCAGGGGACGCTGGCCGGGTCGAACCTGCGGCTAGGGGCGGCGACGCGCGCCCTGGGGCCGCGCGACAGTATCATCTTGATATACGACTCGGTCGTCG